CGACGTGAACGGTGCGGAGTTCGGTTACAAGCAGAACTATGTCGTGTAGCGATGGCCGAAGCCAGAATCAGCCAGGAGGCGCTCGAAGTTCTCCGAACGAATGACGCCGGGGCTCGCCTATCACAGCATGCGATTGAGGTCCTTCGGGTAAACGGGCGCGGTGCTCTCGTTTCACAGAACGCGATCGAGATACTCCGGCTGTCTATTCTAGGCTCTCGGATCTCGCAAGACGCGGTTGAGGTGCTTCGGCTATCCATTCTAGGCGCTCATCTCTCTCAGGCAGCGATCGAAGTTCTTCGCACGAGTGGTCAAGGCGCTCACCTTTCTCAGACTGCAATCGAAGTCCTTCGCACCAGCGGCCAAGGAGCCCATGCATCGCAGCTCGCGATAGAGGTCCTCAGAAACAGCACGCTCGGTGCCCACCTATCGCAAGTGGCGTTTGAAGTCCTGCGGGGCGGCGGCACCCGCGGTGCTCGGCTGACGGATGCAGCGATCGAGGTGCTTCGCACGAATGTAGCGGGCGGTGGAGATCCATCGACCTACGTCTGGCCGTTCGAGCCCTCCTGGGATCATCCTGTCATCGAGCGCTACGGATTCAAGACGGATCTGCGCGGCCCGGCACGCGATGGAACGGAGCAACGGGCACTGCTCCGAGAGACGCCGAGCGGATCGATCGCTTTCACGAGCATCCTGAGCGAGCGCGAGATGGCGCACGCATCAGTGCTCATCTACGGTGCGAAGTACCGGCGCTTCACCGTCCCACTCTGGCAGCACAGGACGCCGCTTCTGGCTGAGGCGGCATACGGGAGCGCATACCTGGCAATTGAGACGGCGACGCGGCCCTTCCGTTCCGGCGAGCGTGTCTGTCTCTGGCGCGATTCCTTCACCTTCGAGACCGCTGTAGTCGATTCCGTCTTGCCGAATGGTCTCACGCTGAGTCAGCCGCTCAGCCGAACGTGGCCTGCCGGCGTGACGGCGGTCGTGCCGGTGACCATCGGCATGCTTCCAGATGACGCCGCGCTCGATTGGCTCGGGCTGGCTGCAGGTCAGATCGACGTCGAGTTCGCCGTGCCGGCGTTCTATTCCATGACGTTGAGCCCCATGCCGAAGATCGGAGGCTACTCAGTCATCTGGCTTTTCGATCCGCACATTCGGCAGACGAGTGCCGCAGCCCGCGTGCGCGCATGTCTCGCGTGGGCTGTGGCACAAGCAGAGAATCCCGCGGCGCTCGTGGTCGGTGGCGACATGCTCGATGGAGGCTACGGCACCGGAGCGAATTTCAAGACCTGGGTGCGCGATCCTGCCGGGGGAAACCTCCCGAGCTTGATTCCGATCGTGCCGTGTGCTGGCAACTGGGACACCGAGGAAGAGTGGCTCGTTCCTGACGAGGGCACCTCGCCTGATCCATTCGTGACACTCAAGGCGAATTATCCCGATCTGTTTGGCGCGAGCACGTGGTACACCTGGGATCACGAGTCGCTGCGGATCATCATCGTGAACAACCTGAGCGATTACTTCGACCAAACGAACCAGCGCACGGCCTACGCTAACTGCAATCCGCCTGGCTACCGCAATCAGGTGAACCCCGACTTCGCAGGGATCACGATTCCAGGCTCGCCACAACGGCTCTGGCTCGATTCGGTCTCGGGTTCAAGCCATCTCTGGAAGATCGTAGTGGCGCACCGCGGGCTCTGGGCGCCGTTCGACTCTGACCCTCGGAAGCTCAACCGCGACGCGCGGGTGCCGATCCTCGCGGCAATCACAAACGGGGTTTCACAGGTCTCGACGGGAGACATTCATGTTGCATTCCATGCTGGCCCAGTGAACGGCGCGCACATCTTCGGTCTGGCGGGCGGCTACGCTGGACGCGATATCGACCTACAGGTCCTGGCCGATGACGGCGTGCCGTGTCTGTGGGCTCAAGGCAAGGACGGTGATTGGGACCGGGTACAGATCGCAACTCAGTATTTCGACGGTGATGCCTCGTACCTCACCGTGTTCGAAGTCAGCGACGATACGCCGGCGGGCGCAGTTGTGTACGCGGCCACGCTGAACCGAAACGCATGAGGATTTGATGATCTGGAAAGGTTACGACGTCCTCGAGATCGATCCTGATCGGATCGGCCCCATTGCAGATTCGATGGATCGCAAGCTCGTGATCCTCGATACGGCCACGGGCCAGCAGACGACGGAGGCGCCGACGCTGGCGCCAGCACCCGTGCGACCGTTCACGTGGACCGCCATAGGACGGAGCGAGATCGCCGAGCTTCTGGCCTTTCGAGAGGCTCGATTCGGACGGCTTGCGCCATTCTGGTTCCCATCGTGGCAGTCGGATCTGTCACTCGCGGATTCGGCTGCGCAGGGAGCACCGTCTCTCACGTTGCGGCTCGTCCGCTACGGTGAACTGGTGTTTCCCGTCTCCAGTGCGCGGCGCCACATCGCCATCTATGCCACCGGACAGCCGGTCTCCTATCACGAAATCACGGCCACCTCGAACCCCGGCGACGGTCTCACCGAGATGATCCAGATCTCGCCGGCGGCGGTCTCAATACTTCCGCTGGCCTCGACGCGGATTTCGTTCCTACGCTTCTGCCGCCTCGAGCAAGATGAGATGGAGGTGCAGTTTCTCTCGCTGCGCACCGCGCGAGCCGAGATCCGCTTGCGCGAGCTTCCTAACGAGGTGCCTGAATGAGCTACGAGCAGCTTGAAGAGTCCACTGCGCAGGGCATGCCGGTGGAGTGCTATCTCTTCTCCGATGGGGTCACTCTGTGGTGCTACACATCGGCCGACCGTCCGATCACGCTTCCTTCGGGAACCTACGAGCCGGCCATCGTCTCGCGCGGCGAGCGAGCCTACTCCGGCGAGGATGGCTCGGGCGGACTCGATGTTCACCTCGCGCGGTTCGACCCGGTCGTTGCCCCCTTCGTTCGATTCCTGCCGCAGGCGCCTCTCGGACTCGTGATCTATCGCGCGCACCGCGGAGCCGAGTACGATCCGCGGCCCATTTTCACCGGCACAGTGCGTCAGGTCGCATTCAAAGACTCCGAGGTCACGCTGACGTGCGTGCCGGTGACGCGGCACTTCGAGCGGAACTTTCCGCGGCTCTCTTTCGGCCGGACGTGTAACTGGGCGGTCTACTCGACGTCGTGCGGCGTGGATCCGGACGCGTTCAAGGTCACGGCGCCGGTCGACAACGTCATCGGGCTTGACCTCGTCATCGACGCTCTGATTTCCGTTCCCTCTGGAACCTACGATGGCGGCTGGGTCCAGCGAGCGAACGGCGAGCGGCGCTACATTGTGCGGCAGGTGACGCGCGTTATTACGCTCATGAGCCCGTTCAGCGATCTGCAGCCTCCGGAGATCGTAACCCTGCATCCCGGTTGCGCCGGCAGCGAGGAAGTCTGCAGCGGTACGTTCGACAACCTGCCGCGGCATCTCGGGTTCTCGACGATCCCAACGCGGAATCCACACCGAGGGAGGATCGGCTGATGGCCTTCTGGATTACAGCAGCAATGTGGATCGGGAGCTTTATAATCGGGCAGCTCCTTAAGCCGAAGCTCCCGAAGCCGTCAGCCTCAGGCATCAGCGACATCGACATTCCCACGGCGACCGAGGCGCGTGCGATTCCGATCGTTTACGGAACATGCCTTGTGAAAGACCCAAACGTGCTTTGGTATGGCGATCTGTCAACGGACGAGATCTACGCGGGCCGGCCTGAGTTCGGATTCACCTACTTCCTCGGGCTGCATTACGGGATCTGCATGGGCCCAGTTGACGTCCTGCAGAACATTTGGTTCGACGAGAAGCTGCCGAACCCAGACCCGGGCACGCCGCACACGGAATTTCCTGTCTCGGGCTCAAGTCCGTCCGAGCTTCTGGTGCAGGACAACGATCTATTCGGTCGCTGGGACCAAGAGGGAGGGCCGGGCGGTTACATCAACTTCTACTGGGGCGAGGACGACCAGCCTGCTGACACATACCTCGCGGCGCAGATGGGAACCGCCAGGCCACGCTATCCAGGGTTGTGTCACGCGGTGTTTCGTAGCTACCGAATCGGGAATGCGCCCAACTGCTATCCCGTCGCTTTCGAGCTCACGCGGTGGTCAAACGATCTTGGCCTTCCCGGCACCACGTGGAGGATCAACTGGTACGATGCGAACCCCGCGTGCATTCTCTATGACATCCTGACCGACGCGCGTTACGGTCTCGGGATTTCTCCAGGTCTGATTGATGTTGCAGCGTTTCAGGCGGCGGGAGCCACGCTTTACGCTGAGAGTCTCGGGATGTCCGTGCTCGTCGAGAGCCAGAGACCAGCGCGCGATATGATCGAGGACATCCTCCGTCACATCGATGGGGTCATCTTCACACACCCGGCCTCAGGGCTCATCACGATCGCGCTCGCCAGGGCCGACTACGATCCGAACACGGTGCTCGTTCTGGATGGGAGCTGCATCGAGTCGCTTGAGTTGACCCGGCCCTCATGGGAAGACCTGCGAAACGTCGTCCGGGTCTACTACACCGACCCGGAGGACTTCTACCGCGAGGGGACTCTGGAGCTGAAGGAGCTCGCCAGCATCGGCGCCACCGGCGAGATGAGCGTCGAGGACATTCAGTATCTCGGCTTCCGCGATGAGGCCACGGCGCGGGCGGCTGGACTCCGGGCCTTGAAGATCCTCTCGTATCCCCTTGCGCGCCTCACGGTGAAAGCGAACATGAAGGCGCAGTCGCTCATGCCCGCGAGCGTGTTCAAGCTCAACTGGCCAGAGCTGGGGATCTCAGGGATGATCTGCCGGGTGACGCGGGATGGAAGCGGAACGCTCACCGACGGGATGCGGACCATCGAGGCGGTCGAGGATATCTTCTCCATCCACCTCACGAGCTACGCGGCGTCACCTCTTGGCAGCTGATTGACTAGTTCGTCGGAGAGTCTGTCCGATGCAGCTGGATCGCTGAGTTCACAATGAGAGCGACGCCGGTAAGAGAGATCCCGCCACCCACTCCGATCAGCGCCCAGTTGTCCCCTGGGCCATCGCGGCCAATGCGTTCTTCCCGATCGATCCCAGCCCAAATCATCATGGGACCGCCTACTATTCCAGCGAACCCAAGGATCAGTCCGGATACGGCTCCCAAGCGTTCGTGCTGGACGATGGCTCGGCCTTCGATCGGCGCTTGCTGTGAGGTGCTCGCGAGCAGATCAGGAGCGATCAGTCCCAGCTTGGTCGCTGACGTTGGAACCAGGGGATCGGCCGCCTCGGCGTGCAACTCATGCGAGATGCAGCTTGCCAACAAAATGAG